CTTGGGTTTGCCACCAGCGTATACCCCGGATTCAAGATTGGCCCCCACCATAGACGTTTGGCCAAGATATTTGAGGACGTGATTGCGGGTAAAAAAAGCAGAGTGATTATCAACATTGCCCCGCGCCATGGTAAATCTGAGTTCTCTTCGTATTTGTTTCCAGCCTACTTCTTAGGCAAATTCCCTGAAAAGAAAATCATCATGGGCACGCACACTGCGGGTCTATCAGAAGACTTTGGACGACGTGTACGTAACTTAATTGAATCAGAGGAATACAATGAAATTTTCCCTAACACACAGATTGCGGAGGATCAGAAGGCGGCTGGTAAGTGGAGCACTTCGGCGGGAGGTCAGTATTACGCAGCCGGGGTCGGCGGGGCTCTTGCTGGCCGGGGGGCTGATCTGTTTGTTATTGATGATCCTCATAGCGAGCAAGATGTAAAGACCAACAGTCGCTTGGCGTTTGATACCGCATGGTCATGGTTCCAGACAGGCCCCTTGCAACGTTTGATGCCGGGTGGTGCCATCATTGTGATCATGACGCGCTGGTCATTGTTGGATTTGACGGGGAAGCTGATCGACTACCAGACGAAGAATCCTGAAGCAATACCATGGGAGATTGTGGAGCTACCCGCCATATTGCCTTCGGGTAAATCTCTATGGCCAGAACAATGGCCACTAGAAATCTTAGAGAAAACCAAAGCGTCGTTGGATCCGAAGTATTGGAACGCGCAGTACATGCAGCAGCCAACGAGTGATAACTCAGCGATCATCTCAAGGAAGCATTGGCGCATATGGACAGCGGACGACCCCCCTATTTGTGAGTATGTGATTCAGTCATGGGATACGGCGTTTGAGACCAAGAACAACTCTGACTTCTCTGCGTGCACAACGTGGGGAGTTTTCTACAATGAAGAGGAAGGCAGCAAGCCGCAGGTCATCTTACTCGATGCGTTCAAGGATCGCATGGCGTTTCCAGAGCTAAAAGAAGTGGCGCTTAAACATTGGAAAGAATGGAACCCTGATGCGTTCATTGTGGAGAAAAAAGCTGCTGGAGCTCCACTCATACAAGAGCTCAGAAACATGGGAATCCCCGTCGAAGAGTTCAGCCCATCACGAGGGAATGATAAGATGGTCAGGCTTAACGCTGTGTCTGATCTCTTTGCGAGCGGTACAGTCTGGGCGCCGGACACGCGGTGGGCCCGTGAAGTAATTGAAGAGGTCGCGTCCTTTCCCGTTGGGGAGCACGACGACTTTGTGGACACAACGTCACAAGCATTGCTGCGCTATAGAAAAGGCGGCTTTATTAGATTAGACTCGGATGAGAAGGAAGATAACTTCCACTACCGTAGACGTGCAGCTTATTATTAAGGATTACCATGGCAACCAGTAATTTTGACAAAGCGTTGTACCAAGCGCCTCAGAGTATGGAGGATGACGCAGAAGACAACGAGCCAGTAGAGATTGAGATCGTTGACCCCGAAGAAGTCAATGTAAAAGCAGGGCCTCTGACGATCCACATGGGGAAGGATGAGGAAGACACAGGGTTTGATAATAACTTGGCTGAAGAGATTCCGGACTCCGCTTTGTCCACACTGGCGGGGGATCTGTCGTATGACATTGAGCAAGACAAAGGCTCCCGTAAAGAATGGGAGAAAGCGTACACCGAGGGCTTAAAACTGTTGGGGCTCCACATGGAGGAGCGCACAGAACCTTGGGATGGCGCTTGTGGTGTGTTCCACCCCATGATCACAGAAGCTGTGGTTCGGTTCCAAGCCGAGATGATCACAGAGACATTCCCAGCCCAAGGCCCCGTACTCAGTAAGATCATTGGTAAAGAGACGCCTGAGACGCGAGAGATATCCATCAATGTGCAGGCAGATATGAACTATGAGCTGACAGAAGTCATGCACGAGTTCCGTCCAGAGCACGAGCGTATGCTCTGGAGTTTGCCAGCCACAGGCTCAGCGTTTAAGAAAGTTTATTACGATCCCAACTTGGGACGTCAGGTCAGTATGTTTGTGCCAGCAGAAGATATCATTCTGCCCTATGGTGCGACAGACATGGACACTTGTTATCGCATCACGCACGTCATGCGTAAGACAAAGAATGACATATTGAAACTACAAGCTGCTGGGTTTTATATAGATTGCGAGTTGCCCGAGCCACGGCGCGAACGCGATGACATCAAGCAAGCCAAAGATAAAGAAACTGGGTTCAGTGATCTGAACGACGACCGCTACACGCTGTATGAGTGCCACGTTGACCTTGACTTGGATGGGTTCCAAGACGTTGATGAAGACGGACAAGAGACTGGCATTGCACATCCTTACGTTGTGACCTTGATCAAGGACACACATACGATTCTCTCAATCAGAAGGAATTGGAAAGAAGATGACAAACTCAGACTCAAACGGCAGCACTTTGTCCACTACCAGTACATCCCCGGCTTCGGTGCCTATGGGTTTGGTTTATTCCATCTTATCGGGGGATTTGCGAAGTCGGCCACGAGTATCATGCGACAACTCGTTGATGCAGGAACTCTCTCCAATTTACCGGGGGGCCTCAAGTCCAGAGGACTACGTATTAAAGGTGATGACACACCTATTGCTCCGGGGGAATTTAGGGATGTCGATGTCGCCTCAGGAAACATAAGAGACTCGATCTTACCGCTACCTTACAAAGAACCCAGCAACGTCTTGTTCCAATTGCTTGGACAGATCGTTGATGAGGGCAGACGGTTTGCTGCAACCGCAGACATGCAAGTGTCTGACATGAACGCGCAGGCACCCGTTGGTACCACTTTAGCTCTCCTTGAAAGGCAACTCAAAGTACTTACCGCCGTACAAGCGCGGGTTCATTTTGCACTCAAGCAAGAGCTAAAACTTCTAAAGCATCTGATCCGTGATTACACTGATCCAGATTACACCTACGATCCTGAGTACGGTGGCAAGAAGTCCAAGCAATCGGACTATGACAAAGTTGACATTATTCCCGTGTCAGATCCGAACGCTGCAACTCTTTCACAACGTGTTGTGCAGTATCAGGCGGTGATGCAGATGGCGCAGCAAGCGCCTCAGATCTATGACATGCCCGTGCTTCACAGGTCAATGCTCGATGTGTTGGGGATCAAGAACGCTGAGAAGCTGGTGCCTCTACCTGACGACCAGAAACCCACAGACCCAATATCAGAAAACCAAGCTGCGCTTAAAGGTAAACCCCTAAAAGCATTCATGTACCAGAACCATCAGGCACACATCCAAGTGCATCAGTCTATGATGCAGGATCCCGCAGTGGCAGCCATCATTGGGCAGAACCCCCAAGCGCAGACCATCATGGCTGCACTTCAAGCACACATGGCTGAGCACGTTGGGTATATGTACCGTCAACAAGTGGAGCAGCAACTGGGCATGCCTTTGCCTCCCGAGGACGAGAAGCTTTCGCCACAAGTGGAGATGGCGCTCTCTGGCATGATGGCTCAAGCGGCCAACCGCGTGTTGCAACAGTCTCAAGCAGCGGCTGCACAACAGCAAGCCCAGCAACAAGCACAAGACCCCGTCATCCAGATGCAGCAACAAGAGTTGGCTATTCGCCAACAAGAAGTGCAGCTCAAAGGCCAGAAGCAAGAAGGCGAGATGGCGCTCGCAGCAGCCAAGCTGGCGCTGGACAAAGAACGTATTGCAGGCGATATGAAGTTAAACGCTATGAAAGTTGGCGTAGACATCAGAGCCAGAAATCACCAAGCTGAGTCGCAAGAGCAACAAGCGGGTGCCAAACTTGGCATAGAAGCTGCCAAGCATAAAGCGGAGTTGGACATGCAGAAACGTCAAGCCATGCTCCAACATATTCAACAATTTAAACGGGATGAAACCCCGCCGGAGCAACCTAAAGAATGATTCAAGACTTCGCACGCGTATTGCGCGAAAAAATACGTACCGACATGAACAACTACGCCGATGACATGGCGGGTGGGACGTGCCGCACTTTTGAAGAATACCAAAAACTCTGTGGGGTGATCTCGGGTCTCGCCATTGCAGAGCGTTATTTACTTGACCTGCTTGAGAAAGTTGAGAACGATGAGTGATTTAATTTTGCCTCCCGGCATTGATGTGCCGCGCATTGACCCTGTGAGTGCTCCTCCCGAGGAAGCTCCTGCGGAAGAAAAGGCAACCATGCTTCCTGATCCAACAGGATTCCACATCCTGTGCGGACTGCCTGATATTTCTGACAAAATTGAAGGTACCCATCTGGATCTCGTACGCCCTTCTCAATTTGCTGAGCGCGAACAACACGCAACCACTGTGCTGTTTGTGCTAAAAGTTGGGCCAGAAGCATACGCCGACAAGACCAAGTTCCCCAGTGGCCCTTGGTGTAAACCCGGTGATTTTGTTTTGGTTCGTACCTATTCTGGTACCCGATTCAAAATCTTTGGTAAAGAGTTCCGTCTTTTGAATGACGATCAAATAGACGCTGTTGTGCAAGACCCCCGTGGAATTACCCGCGCATAAGGAGTGATAAATGGCTAATGAATCGTACAAGTTCCCCGATGAGGTTGAAGATACTGCTCCACCTCCCGCAGCGGAACCAGAAGAAGAAATTGAAATTGAGATCGTAGACGACACGCCTGAAAAGGATAAAGGTCGTGTACCACTCAACCGCGAAGTTGAAGATCCTTCAGACGAAGAGATCAACTCGTATTCCAAGAATGTGCAAGAGCGCATTAAAGAATTAACACATGCCCGCCACGACGAACGTCGGCGTGCAGAAGCTGCTCTGCGTGAACGTCAAGAGTATGAACGTCTGGCCCAACAACTGATTGAAGAAAATAAAAGTCTTAAAAAGAGCGTTAACGTCGGTCAGGAAGCGTTCATCTCCTCTTCCAAGGAGAAAGCGGAGGCAGACCTTGCGATGGCTAGACGTCAGTATAAAGAGGCTCAAGAGGCGTTTGACACAGACGCTATCATTGCAGCGCAAGAA